CACCACCCCGCCGGCGTCCGACATGGCCAGGGTGTAGCTGGTTCCGGTCTGCGCGTTCACCGACGCGAGGGCCGCCGGGTCCGTGCCCGCCACCACCGAGGTGACCACACTGGTGGCCACATCCCCGTTGCTGACCGCGAACACCGACCCACCCGGGGCCAGAACCCCGGTGGCGGTGGCATCCGCCGCGACCTCCGTACCCGTGGCGGTGGTGACATCCGACGCCCCGTAGAACACCGACGCCACCGCCGGGGTGGCCGACCACACCACACTGGCCGCCCCCCGGTTGGAGGCCAGCAACGTCGGCCGGTTCGACACCAGCACCACAGACGTACCCATGCTCATGCTCCTAGTCGTCGATCGGTGGGGTGTAGAACCCGCCCGTGTCCGGGTCACCGAACTGGGCGGCGACAACGACCTTGATCCCGTTGAGCACCGCGACGAGCAGCGGCGCCCACCACAGCGGCCAGTCCGTAGCCTCCACCGCGAGTAGCGACACCCCGGTCAGGGCGACGGTGACACCGACCCGTTCCAGGGAGTCGGCAACGACGGGGGTCAGGGCCATGGTCAGGTGCTCAGGATCCCGGCCGCGCGCAGCGCGGTCTTGAGCTGGTTGATCTCGGTGCCCAGGGTGGCGAAGTTGTCGTTCAGCACCGACTGGGAGAACGAGGAGGTCACGTCCGCCAACGAGGCGGCGGGGGTGCCCACGGCGATCGTGGTGTCCGCGTTCGCCGCGGCCACCACGACCTGCTTCTTGTTGTCATCGAACGCCATGTTCAGGTCTCCTTGGTTGTGCGTGCCTTGTTCGGGACCCGGGTCCGGGCCTTGTTCGGAACCGATGCCCGCGCCTTGGGCTCCTCGAGGAGGCCTTGGCGGCGGGCCTCGTCCTCGGGGATCTCATCCCCCACCGCGTACAGCAGGGAGTACGGGTCACCCTTCGCGTCCAGGGTGTACACCCGCTCTGTGGACCGGTAGACCGCCATCCGCTGCCCTTCCTGTTGTGGGCCTGGGGTGTGGGGCCGGGATCGGCCGGCCCCACACCGTCAGGCTCAGAAGCCCGTGATCGTGCAGATCGCGCCGGCGGCGTACACACCGAACGCGGCCCGCACCGATGCCATCACGGCGACCTTCTTCGCGATGAAGTACGAGGCGTGGGAGTCGGTCATGGTGACCTCAAGCCCGCCGTTGTACCAGAGCTGCATCTGGTTCGGGTCGAACACCACCGGGGTGCCCGCACTGAACACGGTGCTGATGACGGGGGTGAGCCCCCACACGGTGCCGGCGCCCACACCCGTGGGCCCGCCGTAGTAGTACGCGCCGGAGGTGGACTTCTCCAGGGCGAGGTCCTCCCAGTCGTTCGGGTGGATCCCGATGATGGAGGGCACGTACCCGCCTTCGCCGGCGACCCGGATCTTCGTGATCGCCTTGTGGACCGCGTCCGACCGGGAGTCGGTGGACAGGGCCTGGGTGAGGATGCTGGCGACGTTGACCATGCCGCGCAGGTTCGGGGTGGACCCGTCACCGGACACGAGCTGGGACTGCAGCCGGGTGCGAACCCCGTTGATGAGCCGGTTGTCGATGAGGGTCGCGGCCTGCCCTGCGTCGGCGAGGGCCCGCTTGGTGGTGGGCAGGAAGTGGGTGATGTCCTGCACCGCCGACGTGGCCGTGGTGTACGCCAGGGCCGACTCGGGTGCGTCGCTGCCTTCAGCGGTCTCAGCGGCGTTGTTCGTCCAGGTGGACTCCTTCTGCCACTCGACGGTGTCCGAGTCGGTGGTGCCGGCGGGGATCACGTCGAGCAGGGACAGGGCCGCGGTGGGCAGCATCTGCAGGTGCGGGATCTTGTCGTTGCGGTACAGGGCGGCCACACCGCTCGAGGAGAGCAGGGTCTTCAGTTCGGCGCGGGTCGCGAGCTCGATGGTGCCGGAGTGCCCGAACGGCTGATCCTTCGCGGTCCGCAGACGGGCGAGCCCATCCTTGTACTCCGCGGACGCGAGGAACTTCTCCCCGAGGGACCTGATCTGGTCCTCCCGCTGGTCGGCGGCCTTCACCTCGTCGCGGGGGGTGTCCTCGTGGGCCAGTTCCATGAGCCGCTGCCACTTCGCCGACTTCGCGGCGATGGCGTCCTTGAGTCCGTCGTACTCCTTGCCCTTGGTGTCGAGCTTCTCGAACGCCTCAGCGTTCTTGGTGAAGTCCACGCCCTCGGACGCTGCGCTCTTCCGCAGGCCGTCGAACTCGGACCAGATGGTCTTGGCAGTGGAGGTGTCCGCGTCGATCTCGGCGCGGAGCGCCTTGGCCTGCTCTAGCAGCGTTGCCATTCTCACTCCTCAGTGTGGCGGGTCTTGGCCATGAGCGCCGCGGCGCGCCGCTCTAGGGCAATGGTGTTGGGGTCGTCACGCCCGGGGTCCGGGTCAGTGTCAGGGGACTTGCTCTCCGCGGTGGTGGGGTCGGGCTGGGGGCGGGACGCCGCGCGGATCAGATCGGTTTCCGGGTTCATCCCCAGCAGGGTGGGCCCGGCCTCGAAGATGCTCACCTTCCGCAGCTCCCGGATCTCCCCGAACACCGAGTCGGTGTCACGCACCCACGCGTACTCCTTCGCCTCGTACCCGAAGGAGAACTGGGTGACGCGGCGTTCCTTGAGCAGGTGGAACACCTGCGCGGCGAACGGGCGGTCCAGGTCCAGCTGGGCGGTGACCAGGAGGCCGTCGGGGGTTTCCTCAGCCTTGGTGATGACCCCGATGTGCGCGTCGGGGTTGCCCCACTGGTGGGACCAGATGAACGGGATCGGGTCACCCTTCGCGGCCCACTCGGCCAGGGTGTCGGTGAACGCCCCGGGGAGGACCTTGTCCCCGATCTCGTCGACCACGTTGAACACGCTCACCAGGGCTTCAACAACCCCGTCGGGGGTGCCGTCGGTGGTGGGCAGGGCCTTGAACTCGGCCCGGCGGGACGCGGTACGCACACCCATGTCAGGACTCCTCGTTGGTGATGGTGGTCAACGCCTCCGTGGCGCCCTGCGCGGGCACCCCCGGCGCCGATGGGTCGGGGAACGGCAGGTCCGTGCCGACGGGCCACATGTTCGCCGGGATGAACACCGTGTCCGCCACCGGATCGTCGATGCGGGGCAGGTTCTCGAACGCCCGCCGTTCGTTGATGGTCGTGGTGGAGGACTGCTGGCCCATGAGGTGGGTGCGGTACCGGGCCTCCGGCAGAGGCTTCAACAGCTCGTTGAGGTTGTGCTCCACCCACAGCCCATCCCACGCCGGTTCGTCGTCCACCAGCTGGGCTTGGACGTCGTCCTCGAACATGGTCAGTTTCGGGCCCAAAGTGTCGACGTAGAGGGCGTTGTGGATGACTTCGGTGGCGCCGATGGTGGCGCTGTCGAGGATGCCGATCAGGGGTGGTGCCACGTCGTAGGCGACGCACACCTCCTCCCGGGACAGCTTCCGTTGGGCGACCAGGTCGGCGTCCACAGCGGACTGCCCCATGGCGGCCCACTTCAGGCCTTGGTCGAACAGGCCGAACCGGCCGGCGTTCTCCGGGCCGGCGTACAGCTTCTCCAACTCGGTCCGCAACCGGGGCATGGTTCGCTCGTCCAGTTTGGCGTCGGACACGAACGCACCGCGGGGGGTGACCCCGTTCGCGAAGCTGGCTTGCTGCCAGTCCAGGGAGGCGTCCTCCAGGGCGAGGGTGCGGCGCAACGGTTCCAGCGGTGACCCGCCGGGGAGCTCGAGGTAGATGGTGTCCTTCGGGGACACCCAGATCGGGGAGTCCCCGGACAGGTGCACCCGGAACCCGACGATGCCCGAGTTGTCGGACACGGTCTCCACGTTCGGCCACGGGATGTTCCACAGTTCGCGGGGTGGGGCCCCGGCGCCGCGACGGACCTTCACGATCAGGGCGTGCCCGTGGACCAGAACATCCCACCAGGCGGGGGCCTTCAACCGGAACCCGCGGGCCCGGGGGCGGGGCTTGTGCAGCAGGATGTCGAGTTCGGAGCTGCGGGCCCGTTCCCGGGACCCTTCGGCGGCGTCACCGGTCCACTGGTAGGCGTTGAACGGCAGCCGGGCCGCGGACCACATCAGCTTCGATACGACAGCGAACACCGCCGGTTGGGACTTCACGATCCGCTCGTAGGCGACCGACCCGGCTATCAGGTCAATCCGCCCGGTGGGGGTGGTGGTCTGCTGGGTTCCTGGGGGGAACGGAAACGTGGGCCCACCGAGGTTCAGGGTGCGGGGGCGGCCACCGGACAGGATCACCGTCACCGCGGCTCACCGCCCACAACCTGCACCCACGCCACCTTGGGGCGTGGGATGGCCACGTCCCCGTCGATCGACGGTTCCGCGTGCCCTTGGGGTGCCAGGACGCGGGCGTGACGCAGCACGAGCACATCGGGGCACACCTCCCACAACACGCCGGCGAGGCTGGTGCCATCGGTCAGGTGCACCGCCACCTCACGCCGGGTGCGTGACTCCAACCACCTGCGGCTGCCCATGCTCACAGGGTGCGGCCACGGTCACGGGGGTCATCCCTCCTCGTCCTCATCCGAGGCCCGGTGGTGGTGGTGCCCGCAGTCACATTCCCAGTCGTCGTCGTGGCGGCGGTGCGGGCGAGCCTCCGGCGGGGGAGGTTTGCGGGACTGCCACCGGACACGCAACCAGTCCCCGAACCACCCGAACGCGGCAATCGCGAACAGGTAGACCAGGTTGTCCCAACGCGGAGGACCCCCGGATGGGATCCCGTCAGCCATGCCCCGGTCCGCCGTCGATCACATGCGCGGCGAGACCGGACACAACCCCGGACAGCAGGAACAGGCAGTACGGGACCTTCACCGAGTACGGGTCGACCGCCAGATGCGCGTAAATCAACAACGTCAGGGCCCCGACCATGGCGGTGACCAGGTACGCCCACTGCTCCCCAGGGAGACGGACCCGCCGCATGGCATGGGTCCCCACCCCGATCGCGGCGAACACCGCCCCCACCATGATGAGCTGCTCCTGCACCTTCAACGTGGACGGGGGCAGCCACGCGAAGAAGAACACGGCCACGTTGAACAGTCCAAGGTCCGCAGCGAGGACCTTGCGCCACAGCCTGCGGTCCTCGGTCACACTACCAACCGTGCCCGCCCGGTCACACCACCATCACGTTCGGGGACGCCCCCACCAGGTCCTCAGCCTGGAGGATCCGCACCGCCATCGCCAGGGCGATCAGGGCGTCGATGCGGCCCTCCTCGTGGGCCTTCACCAACCGCCACCCGAAGCTGGTGGCCTGCGTGGTGGCGTTCGCCGCCGCGGCCGCGAGCTCCTCATCCCCACCATGACGCAACCGGCCCTCGATCACCAGCTGATGCAGCCCCATCGACGCCGGGGTCATCCGGCTGTGGTTCTGCGGGTAGTCCTCCACCGGCAGCCCCTCAGCGGCGAGCATCATCATTGACCGCATCATCGCGAACGGGTCCACCACGATCCGGGTCACCCACCACGCCCTGGACAGGTCCCGGATCAGGCCCTCCACCAGGTCGAAGTCCAGATACCCCAGGTTCGGGTCCGCGCGGAACACCCAACACCGCACATGCACCGTCTGATCCGCGTGCAACTGGGCCAACACCACCGCCGTGGAGTCCCGCTTCGGGGCCGCATCCACCCCGATCACACACGGCAACTCCGGGTCGATCACCACCATCCCGGCGCACTTGCCCCACGGGTCACCCCGCGACGGCAACCACCCACCGCCCTTCACCGCCGGAACCCGGTTCAGGTGCAGCTGCTCGAACGAGCGCAACGGCAGCTTCGCGAACTGGTCGGCCAGGTACGCCTCGGTGATCCACGACGCCGGGTTCGCCCGCTTCCAGTTCCGGTGGTCCGACGGGTCCGCCCCCGCCTCCAACCCCACCCAGTAGAAGTACTGGCGCGGATCCGCGGGCTTGTCATCCGGGCGTGGGTCCAGGTACGGCTGCATCAGGTCCCACATGGGCCCCTTGCGGGCCGCCGGTGCCGTGCTGATGGTCACCACCAGGGGTTGTTCCCGGGCCCCGGTGCCGGTCTGGATGGCCTCCCGCAACGCGTCCGACTTGTGCACGTGGTACTCGTCGATGATGCTCCCGGACGGGTTCGTCCCATGTGACAGGTCCGCCCGCGACGACATCACCTTGTACAGGCCCATGTTCTCCGGGACCTCGATCACACCGCGGTAGAACTTCCCCATCCGCCGCAGCAACGGGCTGGCCTGCATCATCAGGGACGCTTCCCGGAACACCAGCCCGGCCTGGGCCCGGTCACCAGCCAACGAGTACACCTCCGGGGCGCCCTCCCCATCCGCGGTCAGCAGGTACGCGGCGATCCCCGAACACAGGGTGCTCTTGGCGTTCTTCCGGCTGAGGCCGATGACCGCGTCCCGGTACCACCGCAGCTCGGTGCCCTCCTCCTCCAACAGGCCGAACACGGGGGCGATGATGTGCCAGAACTGCCAATCCTCGAGCACCAGCGGCTGGCCGGCCCACCGGCCCTTCGTCTGCCGCAGGTGCAGGGCGAAGAACCTGCGCACCCTGTCCGCCCGCACGTAGTCGAACCGGGACCCCACCGGGCCCACGAACCACGGCTGACGGCAACACGGGCACGTCTTCCGCCGGGTGCCCGGGGGGCGGACCGTCCGTTGACCTACCGTGGTCACCTCGCGTCCAGGTCACGGTTCAACGACGCCATCAACGACTCACCCTGCAGCTGCATCAACCCCAGCCGCATCCGCGCCGCCGTCGTCAACCCCAACTCCGCCGCAGCCCGCAACCACACCGCGGACGCGTCCTTCCACATCCGGAACGCCGGGTTAGCAACCGGACCGTTCACACCCTGGATCAGCATCCCGTGCTCGGTCACCAGGGCCGCGGCCCGCCGCATGTGCCAATCCGAAGTGACCGCCACGAACACCGTCGGCATCTGCGCCGGAGTCAACCCCTGCGCCAGCATCTCCAACACCAGCGACCGCCAGAACGGGGCCGCCCCGATCGGCAACGCATCCGGAGGCTCGCACCACCCCGGCACATCCACCCCACCCGGGGCCAACGACACCACCGCAGACGGAACCGGGCGGTGCCCCGTCCCACGGCGCCCCCGACCCCGGTCCTTCGGATCAGACATCAGGGAACCTCGACTTCACCGCACCCGCAACATCCTCCGCCAACCGTTCCGCGCGGAACCCCAAAGGACCCGACAACATCGGAGCCAACCTGCCCACCGCCCCCGCCGACCCACGCAACTCCGCCAGCAACTCACCCAGGCGCTCCCGAGGATCACCCACCGCAGGGGCCGCAGGGACCACCACCGCAGGCGGCTTGTCCCACCCCAACGGGACCGCCCACCCCTCAGGAACAAGCTCGGCCGCCGGCGGTTGCCACGGAGCTATCACCCGCGGACCATCCGGAACCCTCCGCCGGCGCGCCGCGGCCATCCGACACCGCCCCGAGCAGTACCGGCGCACCGGACCACGGGCACCACGAGGCGGCAACGGGCCACCGCACTGCTCACAACCCAGCACCGGATCCACCAGCCCAGCATCCGCAACCCGTCACACCTCGGGGTCCGGTGTTTCCCGTCACCCGGAATCCCTGGAGTGGGCTCAAACGTGCGCGTGGGCCGGGGTGTGGCTTCTTCTCCGGGCTCAGGACTGGACCCTCCCTACCCGGTGCGTGCGTGTGTGTCAGGGTCGAGGCCATCCGAGGCCGGCGGCCCAGCCTTCGAGTCCTGGTTCGGTAGATGCCCATGTGTAGCAGGCGTCGATGACCGCGCAGTCGAGGCAGGTGCGGCGTAGTTGGTCGGCTTGGGTGAGTCCGAGGTGTCGTGGGTGGGTGACCCAGTCGGGGTTGGGGTCGGCTGCGCAGGCTGCTTCGTTCATCCAGTCGGTGCGGCGGCGTGCGGGGTGGCGGCGCATCACTGGCCGCCGCGTGGGTTGTGCGCTTCGCAGACGGTGGCCAGGTTCTTGAGTGCGTGTGTGCCGCCGAGTGCCAGTGGGATGACGTGGTCGACCTCGAGGCGTACGCCGTCGGCGGGTCCCTTGCCGCAGACGGTGCATCGTTCGCGATCCCTCGCGAGGGCGATGCGTCTGTTGCGTCGGTACTCCGCGTCGTCGTGGGTACGGGCGGGTTGGTGGGTGGGGCAGCGGCTGGTGTTGGTGCTGGCTCCGCCTTCGATGCGTTGGCCGCAGACGGTGCAGCTGCGTGATAGGCGGCCGGTCATGGGTTGTCCTGGGTGGCTTCGACGGCGGCGCGGTGTTTGCGTTGGCGTGCGGCGGCGAGGTTGCGTTCGGCGGTTTCGATGGCGGTGCGGGTTTCGTGGGCGGCGGTGAGGGCGGTGAGGTGGCAGACGCGGCAGATGCCGGTGCGGGCTTCTTGTGGGTGGGTGGCGCAGAGGGGGCAGAGGGGTCGTGTCACGGTGAGGATGTCGAGTTCGATGAGGGTGGCGAGTTGGGGGGTTTGGATGTAGCGGGCGCGGATGTGGGTGGGGATGGTGGTGCCGCGTGGTTGGCCGAGGACGATGCCTCGGGTTTCGCCTGGTGGTCGGAGGGTGATGCGGTGGCGGGCGGCTTGGAGTCGGATGGCGTGGGGGGTGCGTCCGAGGAGTTGGGCGAGGTGGTTGGCGCCGAGGTGGGCGTGGGTGGTGAGGGTGTGGAGTTCGGTTGTGGTCCAGGGTGTTCTGGGGGGTGTTTGTGTCAGGGTGTTTGTGTCAGCAGGTTTGCTGTTGGTCACGGGTCCGAGGGTGGTGGTCTGGTCACAGGTGGTCATGCGCTGGCCTCCCGCTTGCGTTGCTGGTGTTGGGCCCGTATCCGGTTGATCCACGCCTGATGGTCGCCGGGGGTGTGCCGGCCGTGGAGTTCGGTGAGAACCTGCGCGATGGGTGGCGGTTGGGGTGTGGGTGCTTCCCGTGGGGGGTCGGCTTGGGCGAGGTCGCGCAGGTTGGCCACGATGTACGCGGACGGGTTGTCGATGTGCCCGTCGTACACCCCGGCGACGGCGGATGCGGCGAGTTCCTGTCCGGTCCATCCTCGGGCGATGGCAGGGGCAGCGGCAGCGGCGATGGTGTTCATTCCGAGGCGGGTGACGTCGGTGGGGTCGAGGGCTGCGACGAGGTAGGCCCGGAGGTTGAGGAGTTCGCGGGCTGGCGGCTGGGTCATCGGTGGTCCTTCCGCGCGTTACTTGGTGAGTTGCTTCTGCGACTGCTGTTGCGGGTGGTTGTCACGGGAACGGGAACGGGAACGGGAACGGGAACGGGGTACCTGCGCGTAGCGCTCGCGCGCGTACGAGGAACACTCCCGGTGACATCTCATGAGTGTCACGCCGTGACACCTACCTGTGACGCTCACGCGGAATCCGCCTGTGACCGGGCCTCTGTGATGGGCGTGACGTTGGCGCGCGACTTGGCTTGCCGACTCTTCCACGCGGCCCGTTGACTCAGGACCTTCGCGGCGGGGGGCTGGAAGGCTCCCCAGTCGTGGAAGGTCCACCCGGTGGCAGTGGTGTCCCACAGCCCGGCCGCGACGAGCTCGCCCGCCAACTTGTTCACGGCGGCCTGCGACCCGGGGGCGATCTGGTAGACCACCATTGCCGGGATGGCCCCGTCCGTGAGGTGTTCAGCGCAGTACGCGCCCGCTGTGGTCCACAGACCACGGGCGCCGAGAGAGCAGGACATCACCTTGGGATGCCTCCAGTAGGTGTCGTCCACCTTGAACCACGTCACTGGGACACCGCCGGGGGAGACCATTCGTCTCGGTCATCGTCGAGGCCCTGCCCGGCCATGTAGGCCATGGCTGCGGCGTCTACCCAGTCCGGTGGGTGGTCATCTGGGAAGACATGGGTGACAGCGATGTCGTCCCACAGCTTGAGAGCGACGACGACACCGTGAGGGATGTACACGAGTCGTTGGGTGAACTCGCTGACCAGGTCGAACTCCTCCTGGCTCATTGGCTTCTTCACAGTGCGATATCCCTTCCTGCTTGGCGGTGTTCGAGTTCGTGGCGGATGGCGTCGATGGCGTCGGGGGCCGAGGTGTAGACCGTCCATGGCGTTGCCCACCCGCAGCCGCAGAGCCACCTGCGTTCGCTGCCGACGCGTTCCTGAGTGACCCGGTGATCGCTCATGGGCTGTGGTCCATGACGAGTTGTGGGGTGTCGCGTTGGACTTGGACGAAGGTGTCGAGGCTGACGCCGAGCCATAGGCAGATCAGGGTGTAGGCGGCGAGGTCGACGTCCATCCCCCGGGCGGCCCTGGCGACGACGGAGTGGGACACCCCGATGGTGGGTGCGGCTTGGCGTTGGGACAGGCCTTGGTGCTTGAGCCGCCCGGTGAGGACGCGGCCCATGAGGTTGGTGTCGATGGGTGCGCGCGCGTGGACGGTCATGAGGGCTCCCTCCCGGCGCTGCCCGGGCATTCGTTGGCCCAGTGGTGCAGGAGGGCGTGCTCGGGGTTGGCGGACTCCCCGTGCGCCGGGCAACAGCAGCACCTCCACGGCTGGCCGCTCATGGGCGCACCTCACGGAGGGCGAGGAGGGCCACTACGATCTGGTGGGTGAGCTGGTCACGCAGCTGGTCGTCGAGCTGCTGCCACGGGATGTCGACCTGCAGGCCGCGGACGTCCTCGAGGAGTGTGTCGGTGTTGCTGACGATGTGCAGGGTGGTGGTCACCACAGCGCGTCCTGTTCGGGCTTCGGCTGGGCGAGCCAGTGAGCGTCAGTGGGTGAGCCGACGACGGTGCACCGGTGCCCCTCGAACGCGGACCCGCAGCGGGCGCATGCGTTGATCCGGATCGTCCAGACGTTGTAGTAGATGCCGTTGGCGTTCAGCCGGTCGTTGCGGGCGTGATTGCGGCGGATGTTGCCCATGAGCCGGTCGAAGTCGTCGTCGAGCGGGGTGCTCACCGGGCGGCCCTCCCGGCGCGCCAGCGGGCGATCTCCCGCAGGTCAGCGGTGGCCCGGACCCAGAACTCCACATCCCCGCAGCGCAGGGCGTACCGGGCATGGTTGCGTCGCAGGTGCTCCCGCAAGCACCGGCTGCCCATCAGCCCGTGGTCGGCCCAGTAGCGGGACTGGTTGGGGCTGACCCCGCCGCACTCCTGGCACTGGTAGCCGCCGGCGACTTGCCGTACGGCCATGTACGCGGTCAGGGCCTCGTTGTGCTCCCGGCTGGTGCGTTCGCGCGGTGTCTCGAACAGCGTCCCCTGGTCAGTCATCACGAAGGCCCTGCCAGTCGTCGTCCCGCGACCAGTCGTCCAACCACGCGAGCACCTCAATGGCGGCCACGATCGGGGCGGCGACCACCAGGACAGCCACACCCATGAGCCACCTCACGGCGCGGCCCGGTACTGCTCGCAGCGGCACGGCGGGGCCCCGGAGAAGCACTCGTGGTGGGTGTTGTTGCGCAGCCGGTGGTAGTTGATGCTGTGCCCGCAACGGCACACGTTCGGTGGGAACGCGGGCTTACGGTGGCCCCCAGGACAGTCGTCCCCAACCCAGTGCGTAGAGGCCTGGTTGCGGCTCACCGGACACCGGACCAAATGCTGCGGGGCGCGTGGAACGCCCACCAGTGCGCGTAGAACGACGCCAACCCTGGGCCGTCGAACCCTGCCGCCGTACACGCGCGGCACCGCCACCCGATCTTGCGCCTGCGGGCCTGCCTGGCCTCAACCGTGAGGTACGCGGCGAACACGTCCGCGGGCTGCGGGCGTAAGTCTAGGGAGACGTGCGTGGCGGCGGTCATGGCTGCCCCCGGTCCCAGCGGTCAAGGTTCGAGCGCGGGCCCTCACACTCGGGGCACGGGTGCATGGGTGAGCACATGTCCGGGTTCCGCCGGCGGTCGAGCCACTCCAACGCGGCGTCGATGCCGACGATGAGGGCCACGGTGACACCCACGGCGATGACCATGGTGACGATGAACGTGGTCATGACTCCGCCTCGATGAGGCCCAACGTCTCGGCGCACTCGGCGACGAGCTGCTCACACGTCTCCGGGGCGTACCCGTTGCGGGCCAGTTGGACGAGCCCGGTGAGCAGGCCGGACAGGGCTACGCACTCGGTGCACTGGGGCAGGTCGGAGATCCCGAGGGACAGCCCTTCGTCGTGGATCAGCTTCGACAGGGCCGCGACGCGCTGAATCGCGGTGACCGGTGGTCGCAGCTCGATGCGCTCAGCGCCCGGGGCGGTCATGCGTGGACCCACTCGTCAATGACGATCGGATTCGTGGGCACGAAAGCGGCGGCAGCATCCAGTTCGGTCGCCGAGTAGCGGGGGTGCGGCATTCGCCCGGCCTCCTGCTGAGCGGCATCACGCTCGGTCTCAGCGTTGAGCAGCGCCAACCGGACCGCAGCCAGTTCGGCAAGGATGGCCTCACACACGGGGCAGGGGTTGGGTGGCTGGTGATGGTGGGCCAGCTGGCGGGTCATGGGGTGACCCCGGACAGCAGGTCGTCGAGGTAGGCCTGCGGGTCGGACGCGGTCGCGGCTTCCTGCAGCTTGCCGACGAGCCACCCGAGCTCGGGGCCGATGCCAGCCAGGCTGTCCACCGTTTGGGACAGGACCGTGCCGACGAACGCGAGCTGGTCGACTTCGTCGCGGTACCCGAGCGTATTCAGGGCGTCCAGGAGCGGGCCAAGGTCTGGCCCGGCATCCGTGGCAGGGTTGCTCGGTTCCGGGGCGCTCGCAGCCCGCTGGCCCTGCTCCAGCAGCTCTATGGCCTGCTGCCCGGCGGCCTGCAAGTGGGCCCGGTCCGCGACGCTCAACCCGGGGGCGTAGTTGTTCCAGACGGCCAGCAGCTCATCCCGGGTCGTCGCGGCTGCCACGAACTCCAAAGCCACCTGCAACCCGCCCGGGGTCGGCGCCGGCTCCTCGCGGACCACCTCACCGCGCACCATCTCCGGGCGCTCCCCCAACTCCTCCGGGGCGTACACGTTCGACAACTGCCGGGGGAACGCCGCCCGCAGCGCACCCGCCCGCGCGCACTTGTTCAACATGTGCGCCGGCTTCCCCGCCCACATGCTGTTCACCTCCCACTCACCGGTCCACTTCTTGTCCCGATACACCTTCTTCATCCCGACGAACTCCCGGTACAGGCACACCTGCGGGTACCGCTTCCCGTCACGGAGGAGGACCGCGCGGGCTGCCACCGGGGGCTCCTCGGACAGCCACACGTCCACCCACTGCCCGTCAGGGCCGCACCACTGGGGGTCCTCCCACTCAATGTCCACCCCGGCCCGGTCAGCGGTCGTCCGCGACGTGGACTCCAGCCCGTGGATGCCCACCTGGATCGTTGGCTTCCCGCCGTACTCGACGAGGTGGATCTGCCCGGCGAACGGGTCCAACTCCAGCTGCTGGCAGCGGTGCAGGAACACGTCCAGGTCGGCCTTCGTGGCCCGCTCGGTGGACATGTGACGCAGGACGGCCAACTGCTCATCGGTCCACTGGGTTTGGCCGGGGCGGATCGCGAGGGCGCTGCCGCCTGTGGTGGCAACATCGGTGCTGGTCATGGGTCATGCCTCCTTGTGCTTGGCCAGGGAGAACCGGGCCTGGCCGGGCTTGGTGACCGCGTACTCGACGAGGTCGGGGTGGTCCGCCAACAGGCGGCGGGCGTTCTCCGCGGGGATGGTGGTGCTGTCGGCTGAGGTTCGGTACGTGTAGGCGGTTTCCCCTCTGATGAGGGCTTCCTCAGCCCCGTCGAGCAGCTGCACGAGGGCCAACTTGGCTTGGTCCTTCGCCGCCTTGGCGTCCTTCTCGACCGCGGCCTGCGCGCGGTACGCGTCGATGAGCTCGAGGGCGGTGGCGGTCTTCTCCGAGTCGAGCTCCACCGCACCTTCACGGTCCGGCCACGCTCGACGCAGCGACTCCGCGGTCAGCTGCCACGGCGGCACCTCAGGCAGTTCCCCGGCCTCGACCGCGGCCCACACCCGATCCGCCTCGGACACCAGGTAGTCGATGAGGACCTCGTCGCGTTCCACGGTCGCGGAGTGCAGCTGCTGCCCACCGACCAGGGCGGCGACATGGACCCGGTCGAACCCGGTCACATGCAACTGCCACTGCGACTGCACAGCGACCCGCTCCGGGACACCGTGCGCCCACTCGTCGGCAGCCCACGCGGTGCGGGTCTTCACCTCCACCGCGGCCCGCTCGTTCGTCACCCGCCGGTCGCAGGACGCCAGGTGGTGCGGGGTCAGGTACCGGGCCAGCAGACCCACCCGGCGCACCCGGCAGTTGTTGCGCCGGGCCCACTCCTTCGCCACCTCATCCTCGAGGAGCAACCCCCACTGGGCGGCCTCGGATGGTGACGTGTCATCGGACGGCAGGCGCTTCGAGAGATATACGTCGATCGCATTCCCGTAGGGCGAGAGGCCCACGATCTTGACCACGTCAGTCGCCGTGATGCCCCGGCGCCGCGCGGCGAGCCATTCCTCCCGTGGGGCATCCGCGCGGAGCACCAGAGCGCCCTGCGGTGTTACCAGTCGGCTCATGATGCGACTGACTCGGCGACCCACGACCAGGCCTTGCCTGATCTGACGTTCCGAACGTGGACCATGGATAGCCCGTAGTCGCGGGCCACCTCGGCCGTGCTACGCGCGTCCGCCCGGATCGCGAGCACGAGCTCAGGGGTCAGCTTGAGCGTCGACTGCCTGACGATGGCCGGGCCGGCGGCGGCCCTACCGCGAGCGAGCTTGTCGGCCATGTTGTCGGCGTTGGTCCCGAGCTCGAGGTGAGCCGGGTTCACGCACGGCGGGTTGTCGCACCGGTGCCGGACGTGCATACCGTCCGGGATCCGGCCGTGGTGCAGCTCATAGCTGACTCGATGGGCGCCGCGGATCTTCCCGGAGTCCATGATGTGGCCGTAGCCGCCCTCGTCTAGGTACCGCTTCCACAGCCAGCACTGGTCCGGGGAGCTGCGGTCAACGCTGAGCCAGAACCGGTCCGCGAGTGGTAGCCCCTTGACGTTCTTGATCGCGTCGGGACTCCCGTGGCTGTGCCAGCGCTGGTAGTGCTTCTGGCACCATCCTCGGGCGAGCACGGGCCGTAGGCAGTCAGCCTCAGAGCAGATCACTGCTCGCCGCCGAGTTGGAGGATCTCCCCGGTCTCCGCGACGACGGTCATCGTCATCTGACCGCAGCGGTGGTCCACCTTTTTCTGGGAGAACTTGACCCCGAGCTTGGCCTCGTCCTTGGTCTTCTCCACCTTGGCGAACATGCCGGCGGGGATGGTTTCGGTTTCCCCGCATTGGGGGCAGGTGACGTTGACCCAGTAGGAGCGGTCGGCCTTGATGGTGTCCACGATGGGTGGCCTTTCAGGCGGTGGGGAGGGCGACCTTCGCGAGGGCGCGAAGATGGGTCTTGGGGACGTCGTCCACGGGGTGCCCGAGGAGTCGGGCGCCGATCGCGGCGAGGATGGTGGCGTCGGCGATGTCGTTGCCGGTGATGTCCCACTTCGGGTACCGCTTGATCGCAGCGGCCAGTACCTCGTCCTTCCCGGCGTTGCCGCGGCCGGTGGCGTACATGGCCCGGGTGGTCGGTGGGATGACGAGGATGGGGAGGTCGGCCCAGTGCAGGGCGTCGACCACGGACCACCACAGTCCGCCGCGGGTGTGCTGCTGGCCGCTGGTGGACGCGAACGATGGGCCCTCGATGACGACCAGGTCGGCTGGGTCGGCGGCGTACCTCGGGCCGTCGACCCCGTCCTCACCTGCGGTCATCGTGGCGAAGGAGTGGACTTCCCGGCTGATGGTCGCCAGCCGGCGGACCGTGGCCGGCACCCCGTCGCACGCCTTGGTGCGTACCCGCTGGGCTCGACCACGGTTGTCCGCGAGCCCGGTGGAGGTCAGCGACAGGTCGACGCCCACCACCCGGGGGGCGCTCACGTCGCCCCGCAGCCTGTGCGCGCGCGGTGCATGACGATGCCGTGCGCCCCGACGAAGTCCTTCCCACACCCACCCGGGCAGGGAACCCGGGCCGCGGTCGACTCAGTGCGCGGCATCGAGGTGCCCCCCCCCTCGGAGTTCGGCGCGGACCTTCGCCAACTGCGCGGCCAGGCGGGCTTCCTTCTCCCGTAGCTTGTCCTTCTCCGACTCGGCAGCGAGCGCGGCCTCCAGGGCGGCGACAGCCCCGGTGGCTTTGGCGTACAGGCGGCGGACCTTGGCGGATGGGTGGTCCTTCGCCGCCAACCAGGACGATGGGGCGGGGGTCTCGACCGGCCGCGCGGGGGTGGCCACTGTCGCCGACTGGGGGGAGGTCGGTGCGTGGGCGGCCCGGGGCCGGTCGAGAGTCTTGGGGACCCGGTCGGCGAGGAGCTGCTCCCACAGGGCAGCCACCTCACGCACGGTGAGCCCGGAGTCGTCGGCAATGTTCTGCATGTCGGGGCGGGACATGGCGTCCCGGTGCCGGCGCAGATGACCGAGCGCGTACTGCTCAGCGGACACGCCCAGGGTGGTGGTCATGAGTCGCCCTCGGGGACGGCGATACCTGATTCGGTGAGGCGCCACCCGCGCAGGTTCGCCCAGCGCAGGTTCGCCCAGCGCAGGTCCGCCCCGCCCAGGTCCGCCCAGCGCAGGTCCGCCCCGCGCAGGTTCGCCCAGCGCAGGTTCGCCCCGCGCAGGTTCGCCCAGCGCAGGTTCGCCC